CAACCACCCTTTTATAGAGTGGTTGCTCTACTATAAGGTTGTTACGAATTTAATCGTTTTTCTATATTGGAGTAAATCTCCATTCCTTCGTCAGTTTTAAACCAAGCGGCTAAAGCTGAATAAGGGTGTTCGTCAAATGGGACATTCATCAACTTTCTATCGTTACTACCCCAGCTGAATGTTCTTTGGTCTGAAGATAATTTAATTATCTTCATTTCTGTTGCTCTAATACCAAAGTTTCTAAGAATAACGTTTTCATCGTTTACTAATTCTAAGAATAACGTTGGGTTTTTCTTAGCAAATATAAGTAAATCTCTTTTAAGTTCTTTAGAACTCATCTTAGACACTTTAGAACCAATTTCTACACGCATAACAGCTTCAGCCATGTCAATATCTAAATTTCTAGCCGCTGTTAACGCATCTATTTCTAACTCTATAACTTCCACTTCACTAGCAGCTACTGCTGCAGGTTTTTCTTCGTAAAAAGTAACATCTCTTTCTGGGTGATATAAAGATAAAAGTTTTTGTAAAACAGTTTTTTCTTTTTCAACAACTAACATGCCGTTTCTGAAAATAATGTGTTCCATTCTTTGGTCACCCTTCATTTCGTCTACAAAAGATGTTTTTTGGTTTTGACAATATTTAAGTTCTCTTTCATAACCTTTTTCTTCATCAAACCAATATATATTAGCAGATCGAATCATTCTTGATAAAGGTTTTTTACTACCTTTTAACCTATACATTCTATCTTTAATTTCCCACTTCTCTTTTTTTGGTTTTGGAGTTTCCATAACTGGTGTTTCAACTTTTGGTTGCTCTACAACCTTCGGTGTTTCTACCGTCTCTGTTTTTTTTGTTTCTTGTTTTTTTGACATAATATAATATATAATAAAATTAATAAAAATAAAGGGTCGAGGCCGAAGCCCCGACTCTTTAAAATAATTGTGCTTACTTCATTAACATAAAGTTGTTTGCACCTTGTGTAACTAGACATCTTTCAGATAACATATGTATCTCCATTGCATCTAAAGCAGATGTAGTTGCCCCAACAGAACCAGTAACCCAAGTTTTGAATTTTCTTGACTCTGTATTCGAAGCTCTATATCTAACATGTAAGAATGGACGTTTCATATTTGATCCTAGACTTTGATCATAAACTGAAGAAGTACCAGCCGGAACAATAACACCTCTAATTGCGGCAGAAGTACCACGTGAGTTAATTGATCCTCTAGTAGCCTTATCATTTAAGTATCTCATGTCTGATTTGTAGAAATCGTAAGATCCACGTCTGAAACCAGAGAAACCTAAATTAAGTGCCATATCTTCAGAGTTGTTAAATACTCCATAAGAAGTACCACCAGCTCCATAAGAATTCATTGAAGCTAACATGTCATCAAAAGCTAACGAAGTAGCTCTATTAACGAACATCATATTTTCTTCAATAGCACCTTGATTATCAAATTCTGCTAAGATAGCGTCGAATTCTGCTAAATCAGTAGCAGCGTTAACACCAGTAACACCAGAAGTAGTATTACCTCTTGTTTCAATAGCATCGAATAAACCTTGTGTACCAACACCATTAGCGCCCGCATCAGCAGAACCTCTAATTTGACCATCAGCAAAACCAATGATAGATGCACCAGCTGATTTTTCAGCTTCTAACAATGTCATCTCCATATAATCTGTAAACCTTGCTTTAGTTTCACCAGAAGCTTTTAAGTACCATAAGTAACCAGAAGTACCGTCTTCAGCAGAAACTTCAACCCAACCTACTTGTGAAGCGTCAGAACCAGATACAGCATAATAATCTTTCATTATTTGCATTTGGTTACCATACGATTTAAACGTAGGTGATAAAGAAGTTCTTGAAGTAGAAGCAGATTCTCCCGTAATATCACTGTATGACTGTCCTTTTCCATAATGAGAACCTACAACTAATAAAGTTGCTGTTCCATCAGATAAAGTTGATAAAGCAGCTGTAGCATAAGGCTCAACTGTAACAACAGCTGTAGCTGGAGTTTCAACGACTAGTGCTTTAACTATGAGACCAGCTTGAGCGATTAATACTACGTCGTTTTGTCTAATACCATGAGACGCAACAGCAAATCCATTTTCACCGTCAGCAGAACCGTCGATGTCATGAGTAACTGTAAACGTACCATTTGTATCACCATCAGCATCTACCGTACCTACGTAAGATAATTGTAATCGTGCTTGTTCAGACCACACAACCTGATCGGATGCGCTAGCCTCTTCTGCGCCAACTTGAGCTAAAAAACCAGAGATTGTTCTGTTACCGAAAACCGCTGCTTCTTTTTCCATTAAGTCAGGCAGGTATTGTTGTTCCCAGCCGGTTGAACCGTCTGTGAAATCTATGTAGTTTGAAGCTAGTGCTTGTTGCTGTGCACTTGGAACTTTATTCAAACTACCACCTGCAGTAATTGCCATAATTTTGTAATTTTAAATTGTTATTTTTGTTTGATTTTAAACTTAAAATCAGAAGAATCATCACCTAACACTTTAAACTTTAAACCACCCGCTTCAATTTGTCCATGACTTTGTCTTGGGTTCATATTCACGTTTTTGGCTTTAGCAACGCTATCTTTCATAGCATCTGCTTTTCCTTGTTCGTAAAAGTGATTAGCGACAGCATCAGCATTCATTGCTGTAAATAAAGATTTATGATAACCTTTAGCATCTTTTAGTGATAAGTCTTTATCGACAAACTTTGCCAAAAAACCATTTAAATCACTTTGAGTTTCTTTAATGTTACCAGTATCTTTAACGTTAAACCTGAATTTTTTCTCACCGACATTATATTCAAAACCTTTGAATTTATCGTTAAAAAGATTATTAGTCTTTTGCTCAAAAATTTCAGTATTTTTCTTTGCTAATTTTTGATTACTCTCTTGATCTTTGTTGTATCTATTAAAGAAATTTACGGCTTTTTGTTGTTCTGGAGTTAACTTACTCCCAGCCTTAATATCTTCATAGTATTTGGATTTGTTCTCTTCCAGTTGAGTTTTAGCCTCGGCAACTTGCTCTTTTAAGGCTAATTTTTTTCTTCGTATATCTCTTTCGTCGTCTACATCTTCATCGTAAGAGAATGCATCTTCCATAAGGAAGTTAATTTCTTCGTTATTTAAATGAGGTTTTGTTTTAGTATAATACTCTTTTAATAAAGCCTCATCATTTAAATCACTGTAATCTTGATTAAGTTTTACATAATCATTTAAATCGCCACCAGTGTCTTCCATAAAATCCATTAGCTTTTGGATATTTTCAGGAATTGGTTTACCAGTTGCTTCTGCTTCTGCTATAGTTTCTTCTATCTGCTCTTCAACTTCTTCACCGGTAATCTCTTCTAAAACAGGTTGTTCAGTAGTTTCTTCTGTAAGTTGTTCAACACTCTCTTCTTTATCAGTCGTTTCTTCAATAACCTTTTCTTGAACATCCTCGGTTTCTTTGTTATCAACTGGTTGTTCATTTTCTTCTTTTTCTTTTGGTGGATTGCTTAAATCTACTTTAGTTACGCTATCATCTCCAGCGCTTTCAAATTTACTTTCATCAACTTTCACCACGTTTTCATCACCTGGATCCTGTTGGTTGCTTGTTGTAGTTTCTTCAACTACGTTTTCATCTTTTTCTTCCATAATATAATATAATAATAATTAATAAAAAATTTAACTAGGTTCAAACGCTCCTAAATCAAATCCGCCACCTAGTATATCATTACCTGCGGACTCAAAGTTTTTAGGTGGTTTGTCCTTTTTTCTTTGATCAATCATCTCGCTTTGTTGAGACGCTTGTATTTTTGTTCTTTCATCTTTACGATCTTCTTTTTGTTTTTCTCTTCCCTTCATTCCATCTACCTCAATCCCCTTAAGTTGCATGTTATATTGAAACTCTAATCCCATTAATTCTTTTTTGTGCATTACTTCTTGTTGCATTTTCCGAGAATCAATTTCAGCTTTCATTTGCTCTAATTGAGATTGAGATTGCATTAATACTTGGTTTTTTTGTATATCTACTTGAGCAGCTGCTTGTGCAGATTCTTGATTTGCTTGAGATTGAGCTTTTATATTTTCCATTTGCAACTGTCTATCTTCTTCTTCTTTTCTTTTTCTACGTATTTTAAGAAGTTGATTTGCTAATTTAATATTTTTGATTTCTCTAAGATCAATAGCATCTTCAATGTTTATATTTTGCTGTTGAATAGCCATTTGAATATTATTTTCCAACATCATTTTCTCTTCTTCATCTGGTTGTAATTCTATAAATATACCAAAATCATAGAGATGTAACTCTGACATCTCACTTAACGTCGCTACGTTATGTGAACCAATAGCTTGAATAAAAGCTTCTTTTGTTGGAGAATACTCTATAATATCAGATATTCTAAGAGATAAGCATTCTGCAGTTTCTGCCGTTAAATATAATCCAGCTTGTAATATATGTCTTGTCGCTGTATTAGAATTTGCCGCGGCCATTTTTTGTATACCTACTAAAGCGTTTTTATCTGGCATACTACCATCTCTAGCTTCGTTTAACCCAGTGACGTCTCTTATCATTTGTAAATAATAATTGTACGTGCCAATTAAAGCTTGCATTTTATTACCACCATTGCCACTTGTTATTTCTTGAATAGGTACTTTACCAGGGTTCATATCACCTTCAGAAGTGAAACTTCGTCCTATTACAGATCCAGTTTGGAAGAACATATTTAAAGCTTCTTGTGGGTTGTAGTTTGTTCCGTTGCCTAAATCAATTTCAGCTAAACCATCAGCGTCAAGATAAACTCCATCTGGAACCATTCTAGACATTACTTGTTGAAGTTTTAAATGAGTAAGTTGAATCATATCTGCAAATCCAGTTATTCTACCTACTAAAGACTCTATTTTACCATTATACATTCTAGGAGCTACGATAGCATAATTCATTTTAACTTTAGTAAAATCACTTTTAGGTCGCATCATATTCTTAGCCATCTCCCATTTAAGTAACTTATCTGTACCAAGAATCATAGCACCATCATAAAGACATTCTATAGACCTTAATATTCTACTGTATCCACCTTCTTTATCTGATGGGGGATTAAAACTATCATCTTTTGCTAATATTTTGTCAGCACCACTACCCATTTCTTTAATTTTGTAAACTTCATTCATATAAGTTTTGTAGTTAAAGTAAAGAACTTGAACGGTATTATTATCTTCTTTATCTATAGAATGTCTACTATTGGAATTGGAACTATTAGTAGATTTATTTTTCATTACATCTTCAAGATCTGATTTTGTTAGATGAGGAAATTGTTTTGCTAATTCATTTACGGGAATAGATTTAACTTCACCGACATAATAAATATCATCGAAATAAGGTGAATCTGAATAAGAATAAACTAAATTTGCGGGATCAACGTAATCAATGACTACACCTTCAGATGTATTAAAAGAAGTTTTAACAGCTCCAATACCTAAAACCGTAAGATCATAATAAAATCGTTTTTTAGTTAATTCGTATTTATTACCTTCAAAAAGAACATTTAAAGCTTGTTCTTCAGCGAGTTCTACGGCTTGCTTATAATCGAGTTGCATATGAATTCCTAACTCTTCATCTGTATCTGGCAATTTTTGGACGTTACTTTCTCTTAAACTTACACCAAATCTTCGCTTTATATCTTGGTCATACTGTTGCATCTGCATGTCACCTAGTATCCCTTCCATATACTTCGTTCTTTTGTCAACCCCATTTGGTGATTGAGAAAAAGCTTTTATATCATAGGTTCTTTCAGCTATACCATTTACTACGATATCTACAAATTTAGAAATTATCGGAACTGGTTTCCAATCTAAATTTAAATAGGACAAATCACCATTAATAGATAACTCATCCTTATACTTTTGAATTGACTGTTCGCCTCTAGCGTACAATCTTAAACTATGAAAATTATTATGATTAGTTCTATATTTATTAGAACCTCTATCATTATTAAACCATTCGGTTTCTATAGCTTTAGCTACTTTTAAACCATAGTCGTAACTTAACTTTTCAGCGTCACTTACGGTTTGACTTGGGAAATAACTTTTAATGCCAGACTCTGCCATATTTATTTTTTGATTATTTTAGACATACTACCCTTATTCTCGTATTTAGAAACTTGTATGTTTAATTTTGGTTTTTCTACTTTTGCATTCGGAGCATATAAATGCCTGTTGTTTGCCATGATAGCTAAACCTGAACTAATAGACGCATCAAACTTTGTACGTTTATTTATATCGAATCTAGACCAATCATTTAATAAAGCGTTAAAATATAAATCTCCAAATGTCCCATCTTGTTTCATACCCACGTGATCTTGTATATACATTTCAATTGCTGCTGCGTGAGCTTGTTTTATATCTTCGCTAGAGTTAGGAATCCCTCCAACTTCTTTTTCTGCAACGGATAACTTATTCCATATCTTATCCGGCCTGTTCATACTAAATCCTCTATAGCCTCTTCTTCTTAAATAATAAAGTAATCTAGGTTTATTATTCTCTGCTAGTATTGGCATGCCATAAAATACTAGCGCCATTAAAACATCTTCAAAGAATATTTCAGCCGTAGGTGGTCTTGATAGGTATTCTAAAAAGAAGCTATTCGCAGGAGCGTCCTCCATACTAAACCTGGTTAAGCCGTGTAATGCTCCTTTAGATCCTTCTCCATCTACGGTTCCTGATATATCATACGAGTCACAACCAAATGCCCCCATGTGTTCATTACCAGGATATTTAATACCATTTTTAAGTACCACTCTATTTTGTAATCCAGTTTTTGGAACCCAACTTACTTTAAATCTTCCTTGAGGATCTGGGTAGAATATAACTTGAGTATCTTTTACCCCGTTTACCCATTGAAAATTACCTGTTGTAACTCCAAGTGTTCTAGACATTTCTTCATTATAATCTATCTGTTCATATATTTTAACAAGATTAAATATACTTCCTTTTGCCTCGTCTCTAAAAGCATGTTCAGTAGTTTTTGGGAATTGTCTGTAGAATTCATTTAAAGCATCATGATCTCCTTTTAAACCATCAGCTTCGTTTTGCCAATGTTCTACAATCCCTACATCTATTAATTCACCATCTGGGCCGAACACATCTCTGTCTGGTGTATCAAAAACTGGAATTCCGTGCTCATCAATAAATCCTTCGTAGTTCCACTCCATTGGGATAAACAAAGAATATAGACCAGACTTCGTTTGGCCATTTCTATTTCTTTTCGTGACGTCTGATGCGTTATATAGTTTTTTAAAATTTTCTCCACCTTTATCTAATGCGTTTGAAGTAGAGCCCATCATACATTTACCAATAATTCTACTACCTAATCGTAAACATGTTTTTGTAA